AAGTCTACTGGCATTATGCCTCATCTTAAAATTTATGATGCTTCTTCTTTGGCTTACCGTCAAGGTCGTACTCGCCGTGGTTCTTATGCCGCTTATCTTGATATTAGCCATCCCGATATTATTCCTTTCCTTGAGATGCGAAAGCCAACAGGAGACCCCAACGTCCGATGCCTAAACTTGCATCACGGCATTAACATCACCGATGATTTTATGAACATCATTGAAAAATGTATGTTGGATCCTGATTATGATGATTCTTGGCAGTTGATTGATCCTAATTCTAAAGAAGTTAGAGAGACAGTATCAGCTAAGATGTTATGGCAAATGATTCTTGAGCTTCGTATGCATACTGGTGAACCATATATTCACTATATTGATACAAGCAACAGAATGATGCCACAATGGCTGAAAGATAAAGGTTTGAAAATTAACCAATCAAATCTTTGCTCTGAAATTATTTTACCTACTAATGAAGAACGCACAGCTGTATGTTGTTTATCTTCTTTGAACTTGGAGACTTATGATGAATGGAAAGATAACAAACTTTTTCTTAGGGACGTTGCTGAGATGTTGGACAACGTTCTCCAGTATTTCATTGACAATGCTCCTGATAGCATATCTAGAGCACGATATAGCGCCAGTCGTGAGCGCAGTATTGGTATTGGTGCACTTGGATTTCATGCTTATCTCCAGCGAAATAAAATTCCCTTTGAAGGAGTGATGGCAAAAGTCACCAACAATAAAATATTTAAACATATTAAAGAAGGTTTAGATGATGCAAACAAACAACTCGGAGCCGAGCGTGGGGAAGCTCCTGATGCAATGGGTACTGGCAACCGCTTTTCTCATGTTATGGCCATTGCTCCTAATGCAAGTTCTTCCATTATCATGGGTAATACTAGCCCTAGTATTGAACCTTATAGGGCAAATGCTTACCGTCAAGATACTCTATCAGGTTCTTACTTAAATAAGAATCGTTGGTTAGATGAATTGATTATCGAAATATCAAATGGAAAACCAGAAGGTTGGTATGACGATGTTTGGTCTTCTATTATTGCAAATGATGGTTCTGTTCAACATTTAGATTGGATGTCGGAACATGATAAAGATGTATTTAAAACATCTATGGAAATTGACCAACGTTGGGTTATTGATTTGGCAGCCGACAGACAAGTGTTTATTGACCAAGCACAATCATTGAATCTATTCTTTAGACCTGATGCTAACATCAAGTATGTACACGCTATTCATTTTATGGCATGGAAAAAAGGTGTTAAGACATTGTACTATTGCCGTTCAGAGAAGATTGGTAAGGCTGATAAAGTATCCAAAAAGATTGAAAGACAAGTTATCAAAGAATTGGATATGGCCGAAATCGCCGCAGGCAATGACTGTATCGCTTGTGAGGGTTAAATGCCATTATTAGTGAAAACAAAAGTTAAACAAAGTGCCATTGAAGGCCTTGGTTTGTATGCTGATGAAGATATTTCAGCCAGCACAATAGTTTGGAAACATGATGCTGACATTGATGGATGGATTGATGATGCTGATTGGCTTAATTTTCCAGAATCATTCAAAGAACACATAAAACATTTTTGTTGTTATGATTCCAGAATGTGTGGTTGGATTAGAGCGAGTGATAATGCAAATTGGATGAATCATTCTGATGAACCCAATTTAGATGTTCCTAATTATTATATTCACATTGCAAATCGTGATATAAAAAAAGGAGAAGAATTGACTTTAGATTATAATAGAATAGGAGATGATGATGTCTTTTTTGATAGCGAATTTACCCCCAGTTAAATGTTATATAAGAAAAGAGTTTTTATATGATTTTGAAAAAGGATTTGGTGAATTGGTGCCTTGTCAATGGGTTAGCTTAAAGTCAATCAAAGGACAGGCTTTTAGAATTGAATCTTATCTACCAGAATACGGAGCTTTGTACGACAAAATACCACTACATGGTTATTGTTGGAAACAAATTGAAGATGAAATGCCTTTAGATTATTTGCAAATTTGGAATTGTATGTCTTATGATATTACAGTTTTAAAGAAAGCAGTTATTGAAAACTTATCATGTTCATTTTTGGCCAAAGACAAAAAGATGGTTAAAGGCCAATATATGTTTACGGTAGATTCTGCAAGTCCTGATTATAATGTGTTAGATATAAGTTATGCGGAAGATACTGAAGACCATAAGTCTTTTAATTTTATTAAATGTGATAATGGTCAGTTTGCTGCACAGCCAAACAATAGAACAATATTTTTTGAGCCAAGTAGTAATCCTGTTAAATTGAAACATCCTGATTTTAGAGTTGCTACAAAAATGTGGTCAGTTGAAACTGATGCAAAATGGTCTTTGGGAGATACTAACACAGTAATGTACGAAAAGGATTAAATTGAAAACAATTGCCTTATTTGTTGCTCAACCGTATTGTTCGACACAATCGTGTAATGGTATCATTCAAGCATTGTCTTCAAAATATAAATTTAAGTTATTTACAAAACAAGAGGTAGAAGATGGATTCTTTGATGAAGTGGACGCTGTATGTTTGCCTGGCGGCTTTGGGGATAGTGATTCTTGGGATCACTTGTTTAAGTATAATGGCGACCATATCAAGTCCTTCGTGCATGGCGGTGGAGTGTATATCGGCATCTGCATGGGTGGATATTGGGCAGGTTCTGATTATTTTAATTTTCTTAGGTCTTGTGATACCACACAATACATCAAGCGACCAAATACAGATACAAGAAGACCACACGCCAAAAACATGGAAGTTGACTGGAACGGTAGACGGGAAAGAATGTTCTTTTACGATGGATTTGCAGTTACAGGAAGTGAAGAAAATTTCAGAACATACGCAAGATATATAAATGACGATCCAATGGCCATTATACAAAACAACATTGGTATAATTGCTTGTCATCCTGAAGCCACACAATTTTGGTACGATTCATACAGTTGGTTAAAAGGTAAGTATGTTAGTAAACATGATTTATTATTAGAATTTGTGGACGAATTGATGGAGTGATAATGTTAATATTAGAATGGACAATAGTGGGATTTTTTTCAGCAATAGGATGGTGGGGTGCTAATCATTATGTAATCGAACCTCATTTCCCACCAGCAATAACAACGGAGAAGAAAGATGAAACGGGTACTTAGATTTACAGCATCGTGGTGTGGACCTTGTAAAGGTCTAGCTATGACATTGAATAATATTAACACAAATATGCCGATTGAAGTCATCGATATTGATGAACAATCAGGCATAGCAAGAGACTTTGGAATTCGTTCCGTTCCAACTCTTGTAATGTTGGATGAAAATACAGAAGTTAAAAGAGTAGTAGGCGCATTACCACAACAACAACTAGAGGCTTGGCTTAATGATTAAAAAGAAAGATTTAAATCTTACAGAAGACAGAAATTATTTTAAACCATTTAATTATCCATGGGCATATGAGGCTTGGTTGAAACACGAGCAGTCACATTGGCTGCACACAGAAGTACCTATGATGGAGGATGTCAAAGATTGGAAAAAGAAATTAACAAATGAAGAAAAGAAATTTCTCACACACATCTTCCGATTTTTCACTCAAGGAGATATTGATGTGGCCGGCGGCTATGTTACTAATTATCTTCCTTACTTCCCTCAGCCTGAGATTCGTATGATGCTTCTTGGCTTTGCAGCCAGAGAAGCACTTCATGTAGCAGCTTATTCACATTTGATTGAAACACTTGGTCTTCCAGAAACAACATACAATGAGTTTATGGAATATGCTGAGATGAAAGAGAAGCATGATTATATTATGGACATCTCTGGTCAAAATACGACCAAAGAGAATACTGCAACACATATTGCTGTCTTTAGTGCCTTTACTGAAGGTATGCAATTGTTCTCCTCTTTCATTATGTTGTTGAATTTTCCAAGACATGGCAAGATGAAAGGCATGGGTCAAATCGTTACTTGGTCTATTGTTGATGAAACACAACATGCTGAGAACATGATTAAGATGTTTAGAACATTCATTGAAGAAAATCGTGAGATTTGGAATGATGAATTAAAATCTAAGATATATACAATTGCTGAGAAGATGGTAGAACTCGAAGATAAGTTTATCGATTTGGCCTTTAACATGGGTCCAATGGAAGATTTAACGGCTGAGGATGTTAAAAAGTATATTCGTTATATTGCAGACAGACGTTTGATTTCTTTAGGACTCAAGGGTGTGTTTAAAGTGAAAAGGAATCCTTTGCCTTGGGTAGAGGAAATGATTAACGCACCAACACATACTAACTTCTTTGAGAACAGAGCAACAGACTATGCAAAAGGTGCTCTCTCAGGTGATTGGAAGGATGTTTGGGCCTAATAAGGAACTATAATGACAAACAAAACAATTATGGCTGAATGTGAAAGCTGTGAATCAACATATGAGGTATCTTACATGGAAGAATTAGTATCAGAAGAACTACCAGAGAGATGCCCATTTTGCGGTGAACCCATCGATGAATTATCTGAAGACTATATAGAGGACGATGATGATTCTGAAGATGAGGACGAATGGGAATAAACTGGCAATATAATGATGTAGATTTTACTGAAGACATGATTGGTGACAATTATGGTTTTGTTTATTGTATAACAAATCTTACCAATGGAAAAAAGTACATTGGTAAGAAATTTTTTTATTCCAGTAAGACAAAACAAGTCAAAGGCAAAAAGAAAAGATTTAAGGTTTCTAGTGATTGGCAAACTTATTACGGATCCAACACAGAATTGAAAAATGATGTTATAATGCATGGAGAAGAAATGTTCAGTAGGGAAATCCTACACCTTTGTAAAACCAAGGGTGAATGTGGTTACCTAGAAGCTAAAGAACAATTTGTCCGTGATGCATTAATTGGTGAAGGTTATTACAATTCTTGGATTATGGTTCGTGTTAGGAAATCGCATATCAAAGGACTAGAATGTTAGATTTTATGAAAGAGTTTGATTCTGATTATGATGCGTTGTTTTTCATGCCGCATGATGAAGATGAAAACAAAGTTGAAATACATGCAAGAAAGTTTGTATCACAAGGTGAAGCTTTAGATGGTAACGAAATAGGTCCATCATGGCATGTTGTGTTATTTAAATTGGATGAAGAAGGTATGGCCAAGGATATAGATACGTTTGATGCTATATTTGCCGAACCTAGGGAATATGTTTCGGAATTAATACCACTTAATTTCTACGGAGTGGTAGCAAGGAAAACAACAACATCCAAGGTTTTCCTGGAAGACTTTGTTGCCAAAATCTCCACAGTCTGATACAATGTAATTTTGAAACTCGAAAGTTTATTATGATACTCGTTGACTTGAATCAGGTCCTATTGTCTGGCTTGATGGCTCAAATTTCTAACCAAAAAGGTAAGAAGCTAGAGGAAGATTTAATTAGACACATGGTGTTGAACATCATTAGGAATCACCTAAGAAGTTTCCGTGCTGAGTACGGAGAAGTTGTGTTGTGTTCTGACAACCGTAAATACTGGCGCAAGGAATTCTTTCCTTTCTACAAAGCTGGTCGCAAGAAAACCCGTGAGAAATCCGATTTAGATTGGC